GCTAGAGGCGGCGTGGAACCGGACCTGTAGCGCCATTCACCGGGCCTGGGGCGATACGATGAATTTCCTTCACCGCGCCTGGAGCGACTTCATAAACTTCTTTGTGGTAGGCGGCCACAATATCGAGGCCCACTGGAATCAGGTCTGTGGGAATATCCACGGCTACTGGAGTAACACTGTAAACTTCCTCCATCAATTGTGGAGTAACTTCATAAACTTCTGGGTGTCGGCCGGACACCATATCGAGGCCACATGGAATTCGGTCTGTGGGACAATCCATAATGCCTGGTCCAATACGATTAACTTCCTCCATTCGTCCTGGAGCAACTTCGTAAACTTCTGGGTATCAATAGGCCACAATATCGAGGCGACCTGGAATAACGTCGTCGGCTTCATTATCCGGATATGGCGTGACGGAGTACAGTTCGTCTCGAATGCCGTTCACGGAATGTGGAACGTTATCCACGACGTATTCGGCCGTATACTCCAGGCGGCCTCGTGGGCGTTCGGGTGGATTCCGGGAATCGGCCCGAAGCTCCAGCAGGCCAACGCTCAGTTCAACGGATTCCGGGACCAGGCTAATGCCTCGCTCGCGGGTATCCGGGACAAGACGGTTACGGTAAACGTAGTCCAGCAAATGACGCAGAAGGTTAATGCGACCGCTGCGGCCCAGGGCCGGTTTAGCCCAGGGAGCATAGCGGGCCGTCTCGCGAGCGGCGGCATGGTTCCCGGAGGCTGGGGCGGTGGCGACCGGGTGCCGATCCTCGCGGAGCCCGGAGAGGTTATGTTCCCGCTCTGGTCGGCTCCTATCGCGTACCCGCTAGCCGCGTCCCTAGGGCTCCCTGGCTTCGCCTCCGGAGGCCGGATAGGGGACTGGCTACCCTCCGGAGCAGCCTCCCTCTTTAACCTCGCCGGAGGCCACGACCTGCGGGTCAAGATAGATAAGCTCCATACCAAGGGAGGAGACGGAGCTACCTACATAGCGCACTTCGACGGTCTTACTGCGGCCGTTATTGAAGCCCACGTCCGGTCGGCCTTCCAGGCTATGGAGCTTCAGGCCGGTAGTCTTCACCGTCAGGGCAGGAGGTCCTAATGGCTCCACCGACTCCACTACAGATTAGCTATACGGACCCGGATGGGAATTTCTGGGACCTTAGCGATACCTCGCTTGAGAATGGCTATATCTGTTCCGGTATTGGCGGCATTGAGGGATTGCCGGTATCCATGCAATCAATTCCGCTTCTCGATGGTACCGCGAGGTCGGACCTCTACCTGGCCCAGCCCGGAGCTATCGTGATTGCCATTTATGTCAGCCGGCCTGCCTCTGGTGACGAGAATGACTATTACAATCTCCTCGACCAGCTTGTGCGGGCATTCTACAATAGGCGTAGCGGGCTCCCGGCTCCGGGAAGCCTAACGATTCAGCGGCCGGACGGGACGAGCCGGCAGATATCGACGTATACAACTTCCGGCCTCAATACCCCAGAGGTCGGCATAGACAACGGGACGGTCTACTCATTCACGCTAATGACCCTGGACCCATTCTGGTATGACCTCCTAAGCAATGACCTCACCTTTAGTAATCCCGGAGGCTCACCCGGAATCCTCCCGCTCCTACCGATCGCGCTTGGGAGTAGCTCGATATTCGGCACGAACGTCATCTACAATAATGGCGGGTCGGACTCTTACCCGGAATGGCTTATTGTCGGGCCAGGGACCCCAACCCTGAGTAACCTGACGACCGGCCGGGCCTGGGCGCTTAGCTCCGCGATTACGACCGGGCACGTCATTAGCGTCAAGACAAAGCCGGGATACCAGCAATGCGTCGATACGACGACTGGGCTGAATATCTGGGACCAGCTTGTTATCTCCTCTCCTCGCGACTTGTGGCCGCTCATCCCTGGGCCTAACTCGATTAGCATTTCAATGGCAGGCTCTACGGTCGCGACTAAGGTTGTCATGTCCTGGCGGAATAGGTGGTTGAGAGCTTAATGGCAATCCTATCGGTCGCCGGAGTCGCGCTGTCCTCAAGCATGGGGTCAGCCACACTCCGGCCTTCGGCTCCGTACTCGCCTCCGGCATCCGGCCCAGTCGGGGACGTTATTGTTACGCTCCTCGATAAGACGCTAACCCCACGCATGCTGATTAACTTTACATCATTGACGGCTACGCTCCGTTACAACGCGGTCGGCTCCTGGGCGATTATCGCGCCGTATTCGGATGCCTTGTGGACTGAGATGATGAAAGGCGACTTCTCAATCGAGGTCGACTGGCGCGGTATGTTTAAGTTTGGCGGTAAATGCGAGCAACCCGGATATCAGGATTCGATTCCGGGAGCGGGTTCTAGCTCTAGCGAGGCCGGTCCCTACATAACGATGTCTGGCGGAGACTACCTTGCGCTAATCGCGAACCGGATTGCGTACCCTGACAATACGACGGCCTGGCCTTCTATAAGTAAGGGAGCCGCGTCCGTCTTTACTAACGTCCATCTTGAGTCCGCTCTCAAAGGCTATGTGTACGTTAATGGGGGAGCTAACTCCCTGTCGAACCGGATTATGCCCTATCTCGACATAGCAACCGACCTCTCGCGCGGCAACCTGATATCGTATTCCGTCAAGTTCTCTCCGAACGTCTCCCTCAATCTACTCGATATCCTCCGGCTCCTAATCATCCAGGGCTCCGGGCCGACCGGGATGGGAATTACCGTTCAGCGATCGGGGAGCCGTCTTGTATTCGATACATACATTCCTAGGGACCTTACCAAGAAGGCCTGGTTTAGTAAGCAGCTAGGGAATCTTACGGCCGTCCAGCTTTACCTGACGGACCCGACTTGTACGAATGCGCTTGTGGCCGGGAGCGGGACGGCTATGGTTGAGAAGGTAGCCGCAAGCCGGACGGTCTGGAATGTGGCGGAGCAGTATCTAGACCAGACCTCCGAGACGGACGTAAACAACCTGAATGCGAGCGCTCAGCAGACGCTCCTCGCGGGAGGCTTTGGGCCGCTCCTCAATGCGACGGTAACCGACCTCCCATTCCTGACGTTCGGCCGGGACTATTACCTTGGCGACCTCGTAACAATCGAGGTGATCCCAGGGAATTCCTACGCGGACGTAGTGACCTCAGTCGACCTTACGGCAATCGCGGGCCAGGACCCAGTCTACTCGATAACTCCATCAGTCGGGCATTCAGGGGACGCGACGGCTACGGACCAGTCGGTAACCGGACAGCTAATCACGCGAGTCCGGAACCTAGAGAAGCGGCTAAATACCAGATAGGAGCATCATGGTAGTATTCGACGCGAGGCCAAGCGCTTTCACCCAGCTAACGACTACGGCTGAATGGGAGTATCTGTGGTCCGCTTCCGGAGGAGTAAGCGCTGTTGATGCGTCCTATCTCAATGCTTTCTCTACAGGATTCGATATCCCAGGACGTAACCTCATCCTGAATCCAGGAAGCGCGTGCGTCAGGGGACAGCTATGGCGGAGCGACGCGGCTGTGAATGTGGCGATCCCGGCCGCCTCGGCACAGGACCGGATTGACCGGATTGTGCTCCGCTATAACCGATCGGCTGTGACGGCCGCCACAGTAATCGTCCCGACCATCATTACCGGGACTCCTAGCGGGAGCCCGACTATGCCGGCTCTCGTCCAGACGCCAACGGGTATATGGGACTTCCCGATTGCCTACTGGACCTCTCAGTCGACTGGCGGGCTTACGGGCCGGACGGATGACCGCGACCGTATCGTCAATGACATATGGCATTCGGTAACTCCCCCAGGCGGATGGCTCGGAGGAGTAAACTACAAGATGCACGATGACTATACGGTAGAGCTAGCCGGGCAGATAGTTCTCCCGTCAACAGGTTCATACAATGGCGTTACCCTCGCGACCCTACCGCCCATATACCAGCCTATGGGCCTTAAGTCGCTTCCGATGGTAAGCCACGCGCAGTCGGCTGCTTATGGTAATAACTCCGGAGCGCCTGGTGCTCCGCCATACGTCGAGGTCGATGTAACCGGGACGGTTAAGCTCCGGGCATTGCCTGCGTCGATTAACGCCCAGACAGTAAACATCGATGGGGTCCGGTACCCGCTCGATTTCTAGGAGGATTGTGTCTAAGAGAATAGGGGTGGAGGTAACCCCAGGATGGTGGGACTTCACTCGTCAGGTCATTATATTTGCTCTCGGTATAGCCCTGATCATTGACGTAGCAATCAACCCGGCCGGGAGGGTAGTCCTCATCATTACCGGGCTAATCCTGATCGGTCTCGTACCCATAGACCGAATGGTATCTAAGTGGGCAGATAAGGACTACCGCGCTAATGGGGCTAACCGGAGCCCGGAATAGCGATAGGCGTAAGATAGGGAATGATAGGAGGTGGTCATATGCCCAGGAGGCTAGTCCGCTCCGGGGAGCTATTCGACTCAGGAGAGCTAGAGCGCGGCGAGATAGAGCTAGAGCTACCGGAGCCGTCGCCGGAGCCGGACGAGGAGGACCAGGGAGAGCCGTGGGGAACCCATAAGCATCGCCTACGGCATAGGCGGCTGCGGGATTACGAGCGGTTCCTAGACGCTCGCGGCTACGACAGGGAGCGTGACGAGCGAGGAGACAGCGAATGAGAGAGGTCTGGATACCGTCTCCCCACTACTCGACTTCGCGGAGCGGCTACAACAAAGTCGTGCTCCATACGACCGAAGGCGCGATGAAGATACGGGACCTAGGAGCCTGGTTCCAGAATCCAAGCGCGCAATGCTCCAGTCACCACGGAGCCGACAACTACGAGCGCGGAGTCTTCGGTGCGTACGTATACGAGAACCACAAGGCGTGGACGCAGGGGAATGCGAACCCGTATTGCCTTTCCCTGGAGATGTGCGCCTACGCCTCGTGGTCGCGGAGTACCTGGCTGAACTCCAAGGCCGTCCTTATCGACAATGCGGCCGAATGGGTTCGCTACTGCGTCGACAAGTACAACGTCCCGTGGACGCTACTCAACAACGCTCAGGCCCAGGACCCGAATGTGCGCGGAATCTGCGAGCACGTTAACTTCGGTTCCTGGGGCTCCGGGCACCACGACTGCGGCGACGGCTTCCCCATGGACGTCGTCATCGACAAGGCCAGGGGAGGCTCCGGAGGCTCTACTACATCAGGAGGAATTCTCATGTCATCAGACGTCGCCTATTACGAAGGCAAGAGGGTCATAGCCTACATCGCGCCGAACGGGAACGTCTGCTGTAACGGTGGCGTCGTTGACCCCAAGTCGAATGCCAAGAGCGGCCTTGGCCTCGACATCGACCAGAAGACCGGAAAGAAGACAATCGTCTTCACCAACCAGGGAGGGAAGGTCTGCGTATACGAGCAGGTCAAGGGTAGCAATACCTGGACCTGGGATGACCTAGAATGGACCGCTAAGTAGCGATCCGTCTAGCCACAAGAAAGGGAACAGAATGGCAAGCAACAAGATGGAAGCAAGCACTCCTAGCGAGCCGCGCGACGGGACATACCTCGCGGTATTCGCGCTTGCGGATCACGCTGGCGGTGACCCTGGCGTCCGCGTCGAACTGGAGCAGTGCCGCGAATGCTCTGCGGCCGTAGAGCGGAACGCGGTGCCGGATCACGAGTCGTGGCACGCGAGCCAGGGAGGCGCGGAGCCCAAGGGCAAGAGTAGGTTGTAGCCGTGGCTATTAGCGTCTCCCTCAACGCGAGCGATACGGCTCCGGCCCACGGCCAGATCGTAACGTTCACCTACACAGTCGACGGCAACGATGCGGTAGACCCGTCCAGCGCAGTCGTCTCCGGAGCGGCCGTGGTCGGTGGCGTCCGCTACGAGGTCCAGACAACGATGACGGCTCCGGGTACTCCTCCGGCCTCCGAGCAATTCGAGGTCCCGACCTCCGACGCTCCTGACTGGACGTTCGCCGGTACGTCAGAGCCGAACGTCTTCACCTGTACTATCCCGTAGCCGTGACCGTCATCGTAACGGGAGCCGTCATTATTGGCGGCGTGAGATACCCGGCTCAGGTAGAGATAACGATACCGGAGCCGGTACGGAGGACGAGGAGGAAGCGTGCCTGAGGTATCCGTTAAGCTCCACAGGTTCGATGACCTGGAGGAGGCAACCAACGTAGCGGACGGAATCCGCGAGGCCGGGACACTTACCTATATCGACGCGAGTAGCGGGTCAACCGTTAACCTGTCGGTCGGTGACGTGAGCGTCGAGAACAACTAGGAGGATTCGTGCTATCTCTCCCGGAGCTTCATCAGGTCGAAATGAACCAGCTCGCTAAAGAGCGGGAGCTATCGGACCCGGACCCGGATATGTGGCGGTGGAGCCCGCTTGAGATAGCCGAATTCGCGCGCATGCTGGAGATTGCGCGATCGTGTGCCATGGACGGCCTCCGTAGGCTAACGTTTATGGAGGCCGGAAGTGGCATCGGTACAAAGCTCTATCTCGCCCAGTATCACTTCGGGATGACGGCTATCGGCTATGAGATCAATCCGGCCTATATAGCCCTAGCTCGCGACCTCAACGTCAATACGATCCAGGCCGACCTCCGGACGGAGAACATAGCCTGGGAGGACGGCGACATTGTCTATGTAGCCCGGCCGCTTAAGTCGGACGAGTCAGATACAGTCCGGCCGGACGCGGCTGAGATAGCCCTAGAGCAGAAGATCATGGACCGGATGCGGCCTGGGGCCGTCTATATGGCGGCCTTCGCGGCTATCAAGCCGAAGTGGGCCTGCTACTACCGGAGGTCATTCCGGGGTGTCTGGGTAAAGCCCGGAAAGAAAACTCAGCCGGTTTATGACGCTATGATACGGCGACAGGACGAGCCTGACCCGCTCGTCCCGCAGCCTAGCATGATTGCTTAGTCGCCCATGCCTTCCAGTTCTTCCCGGACTCTGAGACATAAACGCAGATAGGAGTCCGGTCTCCGTTCGCGTAGAGCGTCATCGGCATATAGGCATTATGGCTCATTAGGATCGCGGGCTGGTCCTCGTTGCCATTATGCGTCGCGATGTAGTCGGCCATCCATAGAGTCGGTACCGCGAGGAGAGCTGTCAGCGTAGCGGCGAATATGTAGCGCGGTTGTATCTTCCTCGCGGGCTCCCGGCCGTGGGGCTTCCCGGACTTACGATGGCGTCCTGGCTCTCGTGACCTAGGAGGAGCCCGCTCCGTTATGGGCAGGGGAGCCGTTGTCTCCCCTAGGAGCGATGGGCTTAGATTGTCCCGGCCTCGCGGAGAGTACCAGGGACCTTTCTCTGAGATGAGGTCGGAGTGATTACCTCTGGTCATTTCTCGCCTCCGTCGCTGGCGAGCCACCCGCTGACGGGAGCCGACCCTAGCCCGGAATGGCGGAAAGCGCTAGAGCAGCAGCGATCCCGGACGCTCGCGGACGGCTTCCGGGCTCCTCCGGGCCGGGAAGCGAGCCGAGACGGCCGGAGACGGCCTCTCCGGGCTCCGGACGGGTAGCGGGTACCCTACGGAGCCCGGAGGCTTCTAAGGCCGTCCTAGAGCCGCGAGCCCTGCGGCGTGACCACTTCGACGGTACGCGGAGCCGGAACGTCGTACAGGAGGGTCAGCTCTGCGGTGCCGAATTCGATGGAGGTGAGCAGTTCGTGTTCTACGGTCTCCCGGTCAATCCGGTTCGGAACGGTTATCACAACCATGAAGCCGTACTCCGTCCGGGTAGGGTCGCCGTCCTCCGCTTGCTTCCGGTAGCTCGCGAGGAGAGCCTCAAGGGCCTGGTCTTCCTCACTCATCGCGGGTCCCTGCGGGGTAGTCGTTCACGGCCGCTCGCTCCTGGGCTATGGCGGCAATACGTTCCGGCGAGTCGGCCGCGATCCCTCCGGGAAACGGTAGCGGCGTGTCGGCTATGATCGCTTCCTCTCCCGGATATCTGGGCTCCCTCATTAGCGAGAGCGGAGCCCGGCCGACAAGGAAGCCCGCGAAGAGTTCATCAATACATTCGCCGCATAGCTCTAGCGGGCTGAACTGATCTTCGCTGACTACCTCACCCTTGTTCGTCTTGTGGATGATGGTGAAGTTGAATAGTCCTATCCGTGAGGTACATTCGACTTCGGGATGGCGGTCGCAGAATGTTTTCCTCATTCGGATGGCCTCCTGTGGCGATGGTCGAATAGACGGCCCGGCAGTAGCGTGCCGTCATGTATCTTGTCGTGGAAGGTCCGGTACAGCTCCTCCACGTATGGGGTAAGATGCTTCGGTAGTAGCCGGGGCATTTCCCCTAGGGAGTCGGCGTGTCTATGCGTCATATGCTGGCAGAAGATATCAAGAGGCATATCGTCTGCTGACGGGACACGCACAACCTCCGGCAGGGTCTGGACCGGCTGTTGATCGATGGTCGTCATTCTTTCTCCCTTAGCTCCCTATGCTGGGTCTATAACCCAGATTCGATCGGTCCTGATCGGAGTACCGAACCCGGCTATACGGTTCCCCAGGATAACCACAACGTCGTGGTTAATTCTGATTCGCTCAAGCGTGCTTACTAGCTCCGGGAATCTCCATCGATTGATCCTGGCGTAGACCTCCTCATCCGATACGTCATACATATGGAGCGTGGCCCGCTTTACGAGGTCCGGCCGCTTTAGCTCCGCGATGATCTCCTCGTATTCCTTACCCGTCCGGCTCCGCTCGTCCTCGACAATGTCCTTGTACTCGACTCTACGGACTACCCCGAAGTAAACCACCTGCGGGCCTGGCGTAAACCGGCCTCCGTTCTGCCTCCAGTCGGGGACCTTCATTATGGCCAGGGCATTCCCGTCGTGCGTCGGGAGCGGGACGGCCTTCTGGCTCTTGAGCCAGCGATGGACAGCCTTTAGCTTCCGCTCCGTCTTGTAGAGGCCGAACGGGTCGCGGGCTCCGGAGAACCTCCTAATCGACTCTACCGTCTTGTCACCGATTCCGGGGACCTCCGCTAGCTCGCTCCAGTCGGAGGCCGTAGCGGCTATCTCCGCGAGCGCGGGAGCCTTAGCCGGGCCGATACCCGGAACGGCCGACCATCCCGCGACTAGCTCCATGCGGCTAAGCTCCGGCCTCCGGTCGTTGATCTCGTAATGCGGAGTCCAGGTCCGGCCGCTAATCCCTAGCTGCGGCGGCTTGATATCAATCGAGTGAGCGAGTGCATCCCGCTGGAGCCGGAACGTTAGCTCTTTATCGCCTGCGGCTTTCTGGAGGCTCGCGGCGTAAAACTCTAGCGGGTAGTGCGCCTTGAGCCACGCAGTCCAGAACGCGAGGAGCGAGTAGGAGACGGCGTGCGCTACGTTGAAGGCATACGTCCCGGCCGTAACGAGACGGTGCCATATCTGGTCGGCTAGCTCGTGATTGATTCCGTGGAGGCTAGCCGCTCCCTCCGCGAAGGCGTCAAAGTTCTGCTGGAATGCCGCCTGGCCGGATTTCTTAGCGATAATGCGCCGGATATGATGGACGTTAGTCCAGTCGAGATTACCAATCTCTTTCAGGCAGCGGAGGATATGCTCCTGGAAGATCATCTGCCCGTAAGTGTCCTTGGTGATATCATCCACGATCGCATGGAGCGAGGTCGGCCTGGCCCGGCCGTGCCGGACTTCTACGAATTCGGCCGTCTGCCCGGAGAACAGCGGGCCGGGTCGCGAGAGAGCGTTAATACAAACGATATGCCAGAAGTCCTCCGGAGCTACGTCCCGGTTAACTAGGCGGGTTGCGCGGCCGGAGAACTGGAAGATGCCGACAAGGTCATTCTTCCGGAATACATCGATTGCGGACTGGTCGGTATCCGCGATCGCATAGAGGTCGGCTAGCGTTAGGCCGGCCATAGCGAGGCACCGCGTTATCATGCCGAGAGTCGAGAGCCCTAGGAAGTCGAGTTTGAGAGCCTCGATATACTCCGCGTCAACCTTGTCAATCGAGGCAACCTGCTCGCCGTCCTTCCCGGTATAGACGGCGCAGACGTCCGTAAGCGGCGAGTTAGCTACCATAAGGCCGCAGGCGTGAATCGAGAGCCCACGGTAACCTCCCTCTAGCCGCGCGGCCTTCGCGAGGTCCGGGAACTGCTCTAGGACTTCGCGAGCGGACGGGAACATATCGAACGTATCCTGTAGGGTCGCGTCCGCTCGCGAGTCGCCTCCGCTCCGCTCTATCGCAAGGTTGGCTATTGTCTCGACGGCCCACATCGGAATCTGGAATACCCGGCCGGTATCCTTTAGGGAATTCTTTGCCTTGTACCGGATGAAGTTCCCGATGTGGCCGACGCACTCCGCGCCGTACTTATACGCGAGGTAATCCCGGACCATATAGCGCTGCTCGTCCGAGCAGTCAACGTCGATGTCTGGCGGGTCGTGCCGGGTAACGTCGAGGAAGCGCTCAAATAGCATCGATGGGTACTTATGCGGGTTAACCTCTGTAATGCGGGAGATATAGGCTACGTCCGACGCGGCAGTCGACCCACGGCCGGGACCGATAACCACGCCGTTATCCTTGGCCCATCGGATCGTATCAGAGGTAAACAGAAAGAAGTCCGCGAGCTTCTTTCCGAGGATCATATCCATCTCCCGCTTAATGCGGGCTCCGTGCCAATCCTGGACAGCCTGCGGCTGGCTCCCTAGCTCGCGGTAGTTCCAGCCGAACCGGCACCAGCGCCAGAGTAGCTCCTCTGCCTCGCGCTCCGCGACTTCCGGGAGGAGGGTCATCCCTGACACCTCATTGCGTAATGATACTTCCCGCTCTGGACTATATACATAGTACAGGTCCGGCCGGAGGACGATACAATGACAAGCCCTAGAGCTATCACGAGTACGGCCAGGGTGACCGTTGTCCACACTACGGTCCTCTGCGACAGGCTCATCGGTCCCCATTTCCTTGGTTAGCTGGTCTAGCTCTAGGACTCTCTGGAACTGACGGTAGAGAGCTATTCTATCCTTCCCGGTTAGCCGCTCGCGGGTCCGTAGCTCTCCTAGGTAAAGCTCCAGTAGCCGCTGCCTTATGCTGCTTAGTTCCATACCCCGGCCTTACTGTCATTCTTTGATTAGCTGCGTGATGATGAGCAGGTTCCTCGCGTCGATTCCCATGAGCACATTCGTCCCGATTCGGAAGCGCCAGCCTTCGTGGTCCTTGGCGTAATACTTATTATTGAATATCCGGCTCCACGTCTCCTCGTCCCAGGAGGTCTTGTGGTCGAGGTCGGAATGCGCGAGCTGGGTATTCCAATGCGGGACCACTACATTGAGATGGCCTCCCGGCATAAGGACCCGCTGGCATTCGCGGAGGAGAGCGATGGGGTCCTTAACGTGCTCTAGGAAATGGAGCGCGTAGATGGTAACCACGGACTTGTCCGGGTACGGTATCGGCTCCGTGTCCGCGTCCCAGTCCGGGAGGTCTAGGCTTATCGCCGTACTGATATGCTTCTCTCCGGCTCCTAGGTTTAGCGAGAGCCCGCCTCGATTGTCAGGAAGCCATCCCGGTACGCGCGGCCGGTCGGCTCCGA